ATACCAATCTTAGTTAATTCACTTACGATAATCTTTTGTAACCTTTCGATTGTACGAGCAAAACGAACATCCTCAGCAGCTAGTGTAGCTTTACCACCACTTAAACCTTCCTCATATCCTAAGAAAGCTTTTGGTATTCTCAAACTAGCCATCAACTTGTTTCTGAGATATTCTATGTCGTCTATTTGGTCATTGTTAGAAAGACCTGGTAGAGTGTCAATCTCCGTTCCACTATCTCCACCACGAACAGGTAAGAAGTAATCTTCGGTAACTGACTCTACATTATATTTTAAATTATATTCACCTGTATTTTGGTCGATGACAGGTGTCTTCTTCATCTTATTGATGATTCTTTGCATAAATTGTTCGACTTCTCTTGGTGGTATGTTACCAACATCAATCTTAAAAACTCTTTTTTCGGGCGCTCTCATAATACGGTGTATTAACATAGCGTCTTCCATCAAAGTCAATTGTTTGTATATTTTTCTTCCGTTTTCTAACATTGAGCGCCCATATGGTAAAAAGTTTGTGTCGGATAAAACACGAAAATGAGCCATCTCATAATTTTCTTTTATTTCTTTTTTCTCCATATTGATTTCAAATTGAATCAATTGTGGATTTTGAGGATCATGGTCTTCTAATCTTGTAATATCATAGGCACTAATTGGTTTAACATTTACAACACCATACTTATCAACTATATCCAGCTGAAGATAAAAATCACCATACTTAGTCATGTTACGAATCCAACTCCACAAATTATACTCGATGTTAATTACATCATAATATAAGTTATGTAAAATCTTTTGGACTTTTGTGTTTTCACTTTTTACTTTTAAAATTTCTCCCTCAATATTCGTAACCGTACTTTCATCTGAATATATGTCGAGAGCAGATGCAATAATCGGGTCTTGGTCCATCAACTCGTAATCTTTAAATAGGTCATGTTTCCTAATCTCATATGCAGCTCGTCTATTTTGAGCAACCGAATATGGATTTGAATATGTGTTCTGTATTAACCTCTGATAACGGTCAATAAAGTTTGATGTAAGACTTGTCTGTGTAAAGTCTAAATCCTTTACCACCAAACGATTGTCGTCTGTCTTTCTAATGATTACATTAGATTGAAATAATCTACCAAGTCTTGTAAATAAATTGTCTGCCATGTTTTACCCCAATAGCCAAGTTAAATCTTCTTCTTCTCCGTTTTTAAGTTTTACCTTATACGGATTACTTTTCGGAGCAGATGGTGTCATTACAGTTGTGTTACCATTTAGGTTTCCAATTGCACCAACCAAACTACTCTGAAACTCATTTCTCTCTGATTGAATACGGATAGCCGTATCTCTTATCCACAGAAGAATAGAATACGACATAACAAGGTCATCGTTATATCCCTCAAGGGCTTCAGTTTTACTATTCTTATATATAAATACAAAAAGTTCATCAATTAATCGTGTAGATTTTATTTTAACCATTTTTTCACGAGTGTATTCTTCCATTTTAGCAATAATCAATGGTTTAGATTTCATTGTTGTAGTAAAACCAGGTATCTTGTTTCTATCTATGCTTCTATATTTGTTTGTATGTTGTATGTCTTCATCAACAATAAGATGGTTTTTTTCTTGATAAAAAAGATTTTCATATCCCCTATCAATAATAGTCTGTAATGTAGCCCACCCTATGTTGTTGTTTTCTACAACTAATAGAGCATCGTTATATTTGGTTGCTAGTTCTATGAGAAAGTTTCCAAACTCGGTTGTTCCTAACTGACCTTTATATTCAGCAACTTGTTCCATCTCTTCTATATCAAAAACTTGTGCGGCTGAATAGTCTGTTCCATCTCCACGAGCTACATCAGCACATATTAAATAATTCTTATCGTAATTTGGATAATCCCATATCCAAAGGTTTCTATCAAACCCACTCTTCTCATTTGGCTCACAACATATGTTTTCTTTATACCATTCTAATATGGCAGGATCAACAACTGAACGACCAGAACTGAGAAAGTCAGCATCACATTCTTGAGCAGCTTTACTAGGTCCTAGTATTCGGTCTTGTTCCCTTCTCCAACTTTCATCTCTCTCAGGATGGTCTGTCCAATGAAGTTTGACAGTATTAAACTTATTTAAACCATCTGTAGCATCCATCCAAGTTTTATGAAACCAATTACCCACACCATTAGGTGTAGATATAGCGATACACTTACCACCAGTAGCAAGTGTCTGTTGAGCAGCAGTCCATATCGTATCAATCTTATCTATGAAAGCAGCCTCGTCTAATATTAGTAGAGATAGTGCTTCTGAACGACCAGCTGACTCGTTAGAAGCAATTGCTTTTATCTGTGAACCATTCTTGAAGATAAGTGATAGTTTGTTGTTTTCAACAATAGCAGTTTTTAACCATTGTGGTAATCCCTCATACATGATACGAACTTTTGTTACCAAGTTCTTTGCCGTATCTTTTGCAGTAGCGATACATAGGATATTTTTATCGGCATTAAACAACATCATCCAAAGTGAGTAAGCAGCTGTTAGAGTAGATATACCTAACTGACGAGATTTTAGGATGACATTATAGTCATGTTGAGCGTACTCATCTAATACATCATACTGATAAGGAAAGAGTTTAAATTTTATCTTACCCCTCTGAGGATGTTGTATCACACAAAACTCATTAATAAAGTATGAAGGATCTTTAGCACACTTTAGATAGTTTTGTTTTATTGCTTGTTTTAAATTACTCATTTTCTATGTTCATGATTTGCTATAGCGTTTGCAACAGTTTTATCAAAAGCACCTTTACTCTCATTTTGTAAATTCATTTCTTGTTCATATTCAGCAAGCACAGATTCCCATCTTTTAGTTTCCATCTCTTTAACCCAATCTTCCCACTTTCCTTCTTTTTTTAATTTCATCTCAAAGTCAATCTGACAGTATTTACACCTACCCATCCTATCGTATGTCTGTTGGTCGATTGTTTTTAGTATGAGCTTTTCACAATCATTACATTTATCAAATCCTCTCGGTGGTATTTTTGTAATCTGTTTTCTTTTACCGTCTTCTATTTTCCAACTACGACCACGAGCATCTGTCCATTCCTCACCTTCTTTTCTTTGTTGAACTG